CTGATAGGAATAACCCGATATTCCCCATGCCAGCAATCTCTTTTTATGTCAAGCGGAACAGGGCTTTGAGTATCTGGGATCCATTCAATATCTGGATAGGCACGTTGTAACCCTTCGATAAATTGAGGCAATACAGGCCATGTAATTTCGTAATTTCCTAATGACCTGACCAATGTTTGGCAGAATATTATATCACCTATCCCATGCGGTTGCAATACGCAAAGTTTCTGCTTAAAATCAGGTACAAAGTCCTCCGCAATATCAGGATTATCCCTATGCCCCATTGCTGAATCAAATCCTATATGCTGAATTACGGATGGGCTTGATACGATTATCAATTTATTTTGCTCATTGGATATTCTGCAAGCGATTTTATCCCAATGATCGCGTGTTCTTTGTGATTCAAGTAAAGCAGGTTTGACAATGTTCGCATAGGTATTTATAGAGATAACCATATTCACGCCACCGATTGACTTTTTAGTAACATATCCGTTATGGCTTGAAATTATTGGATGCCTTACTTTCCCATTGTTTGATTTTGTTAAGGTATTGAATCCTGAAACTATTCTGTCTGGGAATAGATTATGCAGTTCAATCAGCTTTGATAAAAAGTCTTTCCGTACAATAACATCAGCATCCAGATTAATAAGCAAATCGCATCCTATTGTAACTAATCTGTCAAAACCAATTTGTAAACTATGCCTTATTGATAAGTTCCTGCTATTTCGGATATGATTATAATTCCTGATTTGCTTTATCGTTTGAACGTTTGTACTGCAATCGTCTACAATAAGAATTTCAGCATTATATAAATCAGCACGTTTTAGACTTTCAAGAGTTTGTAGTAAATATTCAGGTCTGTTAAATGTTGTAATCAGGATTCCGATTTTCATACCTCCAAAACAAATGAATGAACCCCTGAATTAACAGCCTCTAAAAATTCCAATCGTTCGTACTCTCTGCCAGACGTATCATATACTCGGTAAATTCTGAATAGTACATCAGCAATCTCATTAGTATCATTGTCAAGATTCGGGAACCATGCAGGATGAAGAGATATGTAAACAGTTGGCTTATGTTCCATCAAAAACCGTTCAGATTGCTTAATCAACTCAATTTCACCGCCCTCTATGTCAATTTTAATAAGACAAACATTTTGCATTTGAATTTCTTCCTGTTCAATGAAGTGTTCTAAAGTCATGCTGTCTACTTTTTCTGATTCAACAACTAAACCCCTATGCAATATTGAACTCATTGAATTGCCAAAACCGTTTTGATATTGTGTATTTAGCAATACTACACCGTTATGTCCTGAAATGCAGGCAGGGATAACATGAATACATCCGTCATTCAGATTAACATTCTTTAAAAGCAATTTTCTTGCCTCAGTATCTGGCTCAATAGCATAGCAAATAGAGCCTAATTCCGATGCAAATAATGAACATACCCCATTCCATGCGCCAATATCAATGAATATCTGGCCTGATTTGCAGTATTTTTTTAATACTTCAAATGTTTCAGGCTCCCAAAGTCCTGCATTTACTTTATTCCAGAATTCTTTTTGTCCGGTGTGTTTCATTTTCTTTAATTAATAATGCTTAGTAGCAACTTCCGGTATGGTCGTCATCTCCACCAAACGGCCAGATTCTAAGCGAAGGCCATAGAATAACGACCAGTATGACAATAACCCCTATTATTTCCTTCATGATTTATTTGCCATGGCGTAAAAACTAAAATTAAGATCATGCCCGGTTACGAATATGTTTTTAAATCCTCTCATTAAATAGTAATCTTCAAGCATTTTCGGAGTAAGCCAATTAACGTGCTTTCTATTATTCATTGGCCTCCAGTATTCCTGTTGATCGCAATCAGGTAAATACAGAAACATTAAGCCGCCTGACTTTAACTTTGAAGTCCAATAATCTAATACTCCAACCCAATCATTTAAATGCTCCAGGCAATGAGAGCTGAATATATAGTCCAATTCCTGACCGATAAAATTAGTGGCTGAATAGCCTAACATTTGGTTATCGCTTGAATTAGGACAAAACTTATCCAAATCAATACCCATCGCTCCGGGTAGTTTCCATTCTGGTTTTGAATATCCAATATCAACACCTTCACCTTTGCAAAGTAATTGAGCGAACGGGAAAGCGAACTGAGCGGCAAAACCTTCGGCTTGAAATGATGGGTAGTCCTTCTGATTAAACTCTATTGTTTTCATATATTGTCTTTAGTATAAACTATTCCACCATGGGCATACCCAAAACTTTCTTTAATACCTAAAATTAATTTTGCTTCCATTAAAGCTGATACAACTCTTGAATGAGCCTTTATCTTTTGTGTAATATTGGGATGGTATTTAAACTCTAATATGCCCTGATGGATTATTAGAGTTTGCTCGAATAAAGCAATTCGCTTATCTAAAATAAATTCTTTCATATTAAAACACAAAAACCGCATAGGTTCGGGCGTTGACTCCCTCCCCTATACGGTTAATTTTTTAAGGTGATGCTCTAATGTCAACGGAGCAATAATTAAAGGTAAGGTTTATATTCTTTGCTTGCAATATTTTGATCAAATATTTTTTTATTGTGTTCTCTATAAATCCTTTGACCATTTGGAACAGTTGAAACAACGGCACAATTATAATCCTCAGAATGGAATAGGTTTTCAGATCCAACAATATCGATATACTTGTATGGCGTTAATCCTGCATTATGAATCCGCCTGCTTAAATCAGCATGCTCAAACCCATACTGTTTATAATCGGTATCAAAACCACCCACCTTATCAATAGATGAACGGTGAAAGTAAAGCATACATCCCATAGGATTCTGATAGACTTTAATTTCTGAATTTCCTATTAAAATCTTTGAGCCTCTCATCCCATTTCTGAAATGATTCCATGTAAACGATAAATGAGGGATACCCGAATTAATATAAGGCAAATGCCAGTCTTTTACCTTAGGTGAGCAATCATCATCAAACAGGAAAATATGTTCGCATCCTTCAAGAAATTCCAAACATTTATTTTTAACTACCGCAACCCCTACATTTTCATTGAATCTGAAATCAGCACCGGGATAGGATATATAACTTGCATCGTCAACAATAACGAATATTGAATCCTTAGGCAAAAAATGCCTGCATTGATTGATATTTTTCTCTGCTATTTCTCTACGGTTCCGGGTTGAATAAGCTACTCCTATCATATATTCTGATTGACCTGAACAGCAAAAGCCTTTTGAGATTCTGTAATAATTTGGCGTACATCAACAATTGCCGGAGGAGCCTGTAACAACCCCCGTACAATCGCATTACTAATATCATTCGACTGATTAACTGAATCGGATAATGACGTTACGTAACCACCTTGCGCAATACCACCTGTTGCAAATCCGCCTGTATAATTTGGGACTGAAAAGTCACGACCCCCATAAGCTACATTTATAGCCGATATTGCATTTCTGGCAGTAGGGTCTTTCATTGCTTCTGATACCACTACGCCCTCCCCTGAACGTAATCTTGCATTGATATTGTCATGCTTTGAATAACCAGGTAAAACAGAACCTTTGCCATCCGATACGAACTGACCACCTTCTGCAAATCCTTTAGGCATTGAGAATATAGTTTTAGCAGCACTTGCAGCACTTGCCAAAGCTGCCAGAGTTGAAAATATAGCTACAAGGTTATAAGGGAAAGGCAATTTACCCTGTGATGATAATGCCTTTACATTTTCCTGAATGATTAGGATATTATTACGTAATGACTGAGCTGCATCAACGCGCGCCTGTACTTCACCAGCTATTTTATAGGCTAATGTATTTTCACCTACTAATTTCTGAAAGTTTGTGCTGAATGATTTAAAAGCATTGAAAGCACTATTAACAGTATCTTCGTTAATTTGCTTTTTTTCTTCCTCATATTGAGCCGTGATTAATGTAGTATCAGCCCCAGTCTTGATAGCCATATCAATATCCTGCTGATACATAGCTTCAAGTAAAGCCTGACGCGCCATTAATTGCTCCGCTTCACTTCCTACTGATATTACTTTTGCTTCTGCTAAATCGACTTGATGCTGATTGAACATTGCAAGGTCAGCATCGTATTGCTCTCTTAATTGCTGTTCACGTTCTAAAGAATTTTGCTCCAGTATTGCATCACGGGTATTTAATTGCTCAACTAAAATAGCAGTCGCGCGCATATCGCCTTTTTTAATGCGATCTTCTGTTTCTGAAATTTCTTTGTCGATTGATCTTAGGTTACGGGTACGTTGTAATTCTGCTGATGCAAAACGTCTGTCCTCTTCGCTTTTAATACTTTTTACATAAATATCTTCTTGCTCTGTAATGTAGCTTTCAATCTGTTTTAAATCTTCTTTTCGGTATTGTTCACTAAGGGCAATCAAACGGGCAGACCGTTCAGCATCTAATGCCTCAACTGTTTTACCATATTTTTTATAGAGTTCAATCTTTTTATTAATGTCATTATTTATATTATTTATTTCTGCCTGTCTTGCATCAACTAAAAAGTTATTCGTTACGTTTTGAGATTCGATTAAAGCCTCATTTGCTTTTGCTTCATCTTCAGCAGCTTTTATTTTTGCAGCCGCTTTTTTCTCTTCCATCTTTTCAAGACGGGTATTAATTTTTTCAGCCTTTGCAGCATCTTTTTGTCTGGACTGATCTTGATTTGCATAGAGTTCATTTAGCTTATCGTAATCAGAATCACGCGCCTGTCCTCTTTTTTCTAAGTCTTTAATGTAAGCCTGTTGTGCTTTAATTTCGTTTTGGGTTGCCTGTTGGCTTAACTGATCAGCTTTCTTATAGTATTCAGCCGCCTGCTTTAAACTCTCTGCATCACCTTTAGCACGTAAAACAGCACCATCTGCACGTAATTTAGAGGCTTGACGGTTCAATTCACGACCTGCATCTTCTGCATCTTGCCTTAATTTCTCTACTGATGTGCCTGCATCAAACCCTTCTTTTACAGATTTACCGAAATTCTTAATTCCGTCAAGCAGATTGCCAGATAAAAGCGTCTTAAAATCCTTTAAAGCCTTGATTGGATTGGTAAAAAGATCGACTAAAAACTCACCTACGCGCGCTAAAGGCTGGATAAATGCCATAAATGCACCCTTTAAACCAGCGATTCCACGCTCTAATTGCTCTGCACCTTTCTCTGTTGACTTGAAATAGGCTATTAAAGAGCCTAAAGCGATTAATACCGCACCTATCCCTGTACTTGCTAAGGCTAATTTGAATAAATTTAGGGTTCCGTTTGTCGTTTTTATGATGCCACCGAGCGCAGAAAGTCCCTTACCCATCTGCTGAACCTGACCAACAAAAGGTATTTGCTGCCCAACCGCATCAACTAAAGCATCACGGTAATTTCCGACATTGCGCCTGTTATCCCCAACCGCTTTTTCATTAGCTTTTAACTCATCCGATATGGCCTTTGTTTGCATCTGCAAAGCTTTGCCAGCCGTTGTATTTTCGCGCTCTGCCTTTGAAAGCGCATTATACTGATTGGTTAATAACGTTAACTGAGCCCGTAATTGATTATTACTTCCCTCTGCTGATTCGGCAATTGTATTGTATGCTTTCTGTTCTTGAGTGAGTTTTTTTAATGCAGCCGTATTATTAGCATATTCCTGTGTTTGCTTTTGCCCGGTTGCTATAAGAATCGTTTGCTGATCCTTAATTTTTTGCATAGAGGCTAAAAGCTCACTTGCTTTTTGTGCAGCATTTGCCGGGGAAATATCTACATCAATGATTACAGTCGCCATATCATACCATTTTTACCAAACTTACAAAACAAATTTCACCCTCTATAAAATTATTAATCGCATTCCTGTAATAGTATGATGCAGTTAGCCTATCATATATCGGCAAAGTCCAATCAATATTGGCTATGTCAGATTCTTTTAATAAAGCTGCTCTGTTCACTACAAACGGCCTGTAAAGCATCCTTTGTATTTCGGGATAGTTCTCTTCAAATAATTCATCATACCCAAGACCGGGCAATCCAGACGACTGAAAATAAGGAGTTGAAACCGTATCAACTATTGTATCTGTAGTATCATCTGTAAAAGTCAAAGCTGAATTTAATTTCAAATCCATTAAAATACGTGGCTCCGTTTTAGTTTTGAAAACTAAAGTATCATCTTCAATCTTTGTAATCAAAGTAACCCGAACGCCCTGTAATCTGATCGCACTATTTGAAGCCGCAAAAACAGACCTGAATAAATCAACACTTGAATCGAGCGTTAAGTTATCCAATACCATATTACCTTGCCCGGTATCTTGAATTACATTCTCATCTGATTTGAAATTTCCGTAATTATTTATTCCGTACTCTCCAAATGAATAGTCAATCTGTGGTGTTTGGTCTATAAATTTATCAGTCCAATCTAAAGCCCGGTATTTATTTTCATAAATTTCCTGCATATTGACCAACTTCAGGTGCTTTCTATAATTATCAGGAATGACAATTAATCCAAACATTTGTAAAAAGTCCTTAAAGAAATCTTTTTGGGTAATCTTTGGTAGGGTTGCTTCAAGCTGTACGGACTGCCCGAAGATAACATCCTGAGCGATATACTGAATATTAATCGAAGCACCGACCATAAAGCGGCCAAATACTCTTTGGGTTGCTGGTTCTGAATGCGCTGTAATACGTATCTTTTCGCCTGTTAATAAATCAACATCGACATCAAGTTTTTGATCTTCATAAGTATAGGTAACAAATTCACCCTGCGCCAAATGAACATTTTGAGCAACAATCTGCCACGATCCAGATTTAAAAGCCTCGATCTGAATTGATATTGAAGGAGTTGAACCACCTTTAAATTGATCTCTTATTTCAAAATCATAAGCTAATGATGCTTTAACTTTTACAATGTCTGGAGCCGTGTATTCTGTTCCGTTCCAATTAAGACCTGGATCTGTTCCTGCTGAATCTTGAAAGTTTATAATGAAATCTCTGAAATCATTCTGTAAATCCTGACTGATGTTGTTCCTTGCTGAACTTGATATATTGCTTGCTGAATCAATAAAACTTTGGCCATGCAAAAATTTATCATTTGAAAATGCTAACAGGCTTTTTAAATATCGCTCGTCACTTGTAACAGCCCCCTCAAATGTATATCCAGCTTCTGATATTATACGCTCAATTAATGTATGCCTGAATGTTGCCGGGCGTAATTGCCTGACATCTACAATTTTTGAATCAGTAGGTAATGCCCCGTAATCAATGACAGACCAGACATAACCAGAAGTATTATCCTGTGAATCAATGACCTCTGCCAAAGTCCAGTCATGCTCAAAATCTGAAAGGTCAATATCTGAAATATATTTCCCATCAATCAAATCAAAGAAGCCAATAAGTCCAGAAAGAATCTGAACCTCAATCTCATTACGGGTTTGATTAATTATTGCTATACCGTTGGTAATAACCTCAACCCCATTCTGAACTATCTTAGCCGTATTTTTTCGATACGGTGGTAATCCTGTAAAATTTGCATTATCAGGTAATCCGCAAGCGATACGGTTTCTTTGAGTTAATGGTAGCTTGAATGAGTTTGTAGAATAAGCCTGTCTATCTTTTAATTCTGCCAGATTATTTACTGCATAGGTTAAGCCTATCGGATTGTCCTGTTCCAGTAAGTCAACGATCTGGTCATTTATGTAGACTTCTTTTGGCATTATTGCCTCTGTATATTAATATCAACTAATTCAGCCGTAAATGAAATATTTGCCCGGTTGTTCTTTGTTTCATAAAGATTGAAAGACCCCGGCGTAATTATAACAGTCTGCCAATATATCGGATTTTCACGCGATAGAATCTGAACGCGTGGCGAAGTGGCTATTTGTTCCAATCCTGTAACTTGTGAAGCCTCCAAATCATTTACCCCGAATGAGTTTCTTTTATTTGCTGCTTTTTTAACCACATCATTTATGGTTTGATCTGATGCCCAATCGAAAACATTTCGCTTAATAACCGTTTCGTTTCGGGTCTGCATCGTAATTGCCTGATTGAATCCGAATCTAAAGTAATCCCATCCGCCTAAATTGTTAATCCATTTGAAATATAAATATGGATCATTATCACAAGGTCTAATAGTACGTACAATAATCGGCTGTGTTACAAATACCGGGGCTTCGCTTGTGCCTCTAAATAATTGAATCTCAAAGTAATGAACCAGGTCAGCCGGATTGCCTGCCATCATTAAACGATTAACGCCTAAATAATCCGTAACGCCATCATCCTGAACTGGAGGTAACGCGCCTCTTTGAATCAGGAACCTACTATCATCATCTGCCATCAAATATCCTGCATCCGTATTTAATAAAAAACTATCAACTACCGAACCGCCTATAATATTTCGGTTAATATCAAGCGAAGTAGTGCGCATTTTTAGTTCATAATTGACCAGATATTCAGAGTAAATGAATGATAAATCAAAAGGCAAACCGACATTGAAATAAGGTTCAGGGAAAGCAGTCATAAACTTAGCCTTTAAATCTTCGTTAGGCTCATTCCAGAACGGAACGTAATCTGCCATGTTTCCGCCTCTAACATCACCTAATTGCATGGCTGCATAAACAACATACAAGGGATATGGCGCAACATACCAAGTACTTGAACCATTGTCCCATACTTCACGGTAACGAATTGTATAGGAAGCAGAACGGTTTAAATCTCTGGCATTTAAAACATCGTAGGTAAAATCATCTTCGGCATTTACAAGCGATTGTAAAAAGGCAGACATATCAGCCCGTGTAACTCCTAAAAGATTTGGCGACCAATTTCCGGTAATTACCTTCTTGCTATATTGATCTTCACCGTATGTAATCTCTATTTCTATTTTAAAATTAGGTTTGATCTGTTCAATGATAACCATCCCCGTATCAGTTCCGTAAAAAACATTACTGAAAGTCAAGACAGAAAAACCTCCACTAACTGAATGCGCTAATGCAGGCGTGGCGATATTATACTTTGTACTGATTAAAGTCACGTTTGTAGATAATGCCAAAGATATTTCAGCAGCATCCAATTCAGAATCTAATGTAACTAAGATGTTTCCTGATGACTGAGCAACCGAAGTAAATATAAAATCACGCCTTTGGAAGTTAATCACAATTGGATTATATGCCGCTGACCATCTGGATATATTATTCGCAGATACCTGAACAATAGGCAGTCCATTAAATCCTCCGATAATCGGATTATAGTATGATGTTATTGTAACTGTTCTTGTGATCTGGCAACCGTTATCATCCTTTGCATAAACTGTATAATTTCCAGGAGTAAGGTTTTCAAATAGTCCAGATGATTGCCAGTCTACGCCATTGATAGAATATTCAAGCCCGGTGAATGATGTAGTGGCTAAAGCCGTAATCGTTCCATCGTTGCCACCCTGTTCTGTTTCACCTGTTACCTCAACTGAGGTAAATGCTAAATCGCAGGTATCGGGCTGTGGCGTACAAGTTGGACTGTCAGGCGTTTGTTCAAGATATGCAAATGGGGTATTTAGTGAAACGAATAACTGATTTAAGGTTGTTGGTGTTGAAATATCACAAAGCTGAAAGATCAAACTATCAACTATCCTTTGCCTTTGTTCTTCGGTTACGGTTGTCTCCTGACCGTCTGGCCCTGTATATGAAACCGTGATTGCGTTGGTAGTATCATCAAATGAAATAGTATAGACATTGAACGTACCGGGATTTGCGATACTGTCATACTGAAATGAATCTATTACCTGAACGCTCATACTAAAATGCTATTAAGTTCTGATTGTATTTGAGCCGTAAATATCACCGCCAAATCATTTTTAAATTTCTCGATACGTTCCTCGGTCAATATATCATCTAAAGGTTTTTTGCCTGACTGATATAATTTTGTTCCGCTTTCTGCAATCTTTTTTGCTACTGACCATGCCATTTGTCGAGGCAATCCCCTTGCGTTGCACCAATCAATTATAGCATTCAATGGAGGCATCTTACCGGGGCCTCTTCCTGTAAATACGTATTCAATTGAATCGGATCCGATTAGTTGACCTGTTGAATTGGTTACATTAACGACCTGTATTGAAGCGCGTGATCTACCAGTTGCATTACGATCATTCATATCAAGATAAGCCACCATTTCCGCCTGAATCGCTGTAAGAAATTCAGTGATCAATTCCTGACCTAATAGTACGTTATCTGCTGGCATGACTTTGTATTTGCGCCATTACGCTGTGAAATAATCTTATTGCCTGTTCCTCTGTTACTGGTTTATCTAACTCGAATTTATCGCCACGATTTAAAGTTAAACCCTTTTCAAATGATTCTATCTTAAATTGGAAAGCATTAAGCAAAGTATCTTTTAAATGTTCTTTCCAATCGCTTTCAGTAGCCTCTATTTTGTCAATATAAAACTTCATGGGCAGAATCCTATGGGTTGTAAAGCGGTTAAATTTGCAAGGTTTATTTCTATCCCGGTTACATTTGCATCAAGGTAATCAACTAATAAAACAGCTGGAACAACTTCTGTAATATCCTCAAACAAATCAGATAATGATAATCTGTAAAGAAACTGAGCAGCTAATGATCGCATATCTTCAACTGCATCATAACGATAGTCTGCCTGTTGTGCCATCTCTGGAGCGTCAATAGTCAGGAATTGAAGAAATATATTCCATCGGTCATTAACATTACCATCAACTGCTTTAACCCTGAAACCTGGCATATCAGGCTCAATTAAATAAACGCGCGGTAAAGTATCATTATCAGCATTAATATTATTATCGTATTTTCTGCCATATCCGAAACCTACCGGAGTGGTATAGCTTTCCCCTTCCCGATAATATTCGAGTTCTGAAACAAGTTGCTCTATAACATCACGGATATTCATTTTGCAAATATACTATTTTTTACTATTCCTAATCGCCTCGGCTTCTTTTGCTTTTTGGTATCGTTTCATGTATTCTGAGCGATCCCTATTGATGCACAATTTTGTAAATATCGCATCATATCGCATTGCTTTGACCTCATCCCATTTGAGTATATCGCCTCCGCTTAATGTTTCAAGCGTGTTAAGGTCGCCATACTTTTCAAAAACTTCGATCTCAGCCTCAATCTCACAAGGCTCAGGCTCGTAAGAAAGTTGCTCATTCTGGATAGATATAAGTTTCTGAACCTCAGAAAAAAAAAATTGCCTGCTTGTATTGCTTCGGTCATTGGCAATAGATTTACCAATTCAATAAACTCTTCCGCTTTCTCTTCATTGTATTTATTCCGTGTAACTGAACTGTAAAGGTAATGGGCCAATACTTCGGGGATTCTATCGGTAGGATCGAATATTGTTTTCTTTGCTTCCTGTTGAATGATAGCTTTAACCTGAACGTAAGGCCAGTAAGGGAGCGATGTCAAAAGTCCCGGAACAAGTTTTATTTCCAACCCTTCAAGCGTAACCGATTCAGGTACTTTAATGCGTTCAGATGACTGCATAAAGTCTGAAATCTCATTTATCAAAGCATTAACCAATGTCAAAGTATGGGTTAATTCACGCTCAACTTTTTGGTTATTTGTTGTAAGCATTGACAGATCAAGATTCGGGATAGCCCAATTGAGCAAAGAGATATAATCCTGTTCCTTTAGATTGCGTAGTCTTATGAAGCTACCGATATTAACCTCTTCAATCCCGGAAGGAACCTCATAGCCTATGCCGTTGATCATTATTCTATTTGGCATACTTCTGAATGATTCTGATTTTAGCGGCTGCGATTGATTGGTTATTATGATCGGCAAATCTCTTAAAACATTCTTTGCGCCCTTCACGGTCTGATAAGTCAATACCTAAAGATTCCATTTCAGAAACCTTTCGTCTGATTTTTAACTCTGATTTTGATAATCGCTTTGGTATCATATTCAAATATAAAAAATTAAAATGAAGTTCGAGGGCGTTTTAAAACAGAACGGTTTGAATATTGTATAAATTCTGCCTGTAAAGCTGTCGTTATAAAATACCTTTTACAGTCGCTCATGTGACCGTATTTCTCATAGCTCGATCCTGTTTCTTTATCTGTTACCCGTTTTTTTAATATTGTTCCATCTGGAGCCTCTTTTGCCATAGCGTAATCTTCGATACTTTTCCTGCATTGGGTATCTATCTCAATTTTCCATCCTTCATAATTACTTTCATAAATTTCATTAATAAAGTCTCCGGATATTGAAACTCCAGGAGCTGATTTCTGAACCTTATTGTTAACATTATACCCTAAACTTGTCACCTCTCCAATGAACTTATCAAAAAAACTTTTACCTTCGTCATCTACGGTTGAACGCGCATTGCTTGATGGGTCTCCGTATATCCAAACAGTATCTGAATATCTCTTATCCTGTAGCCATTTAACTGTTAATCTCGCAGCTTTACTTGCAGTATTATTAGGAGATACACACGGCAATTCATAAACCTGACTTAATTTCTTATTATTTAAATCTACCTGCCAGAACTGTACAGATATGTAAGGCGTTACGTTGTTATCAATTACAACGTGAAACAGGCTGTCTAACGGCTTTAAATCTTTAACGTGGAGAGATTCATCAAAGCATTTCCAAAACCCTCCACCTGTTCGCCTGAATCCCCATAGCCCTAAAGTATAAGTTTGATACCAATATACATTATTCTTTGAGTTCTTATAGCTTTCGTAGATAGCCTTCCTTTGGGATGAACAATACGGATTATTCTTATATGTTGTATGTGTTGCTCGGATATTAAAAAATACAGGCTGTTCATTTGGTATTTCAATTACTTTTTGCCATGTCCAGCTTAATTCTTCTGTATGCTTGAAATATTCTTGCCATAGCCAAAACTCAGTATAATTACCTTCGCACTCAGGATTAAAAGTAAAATATGTTTTAACATTCCCTTCGTTATACCGTAGCGAAGTAAGCACAATAGTAAAGTCCTCATTGTCTATTTGATTGCCTTCTTCAATCCAGCAATGGGAAGGATTATTAAATGATTTAATCCGGCCCACATCATCAAGTCCCCTACCATAGAACGCATTTCCATTAGCTATGCATCTAATCTCCATACGTGTTTCATTGAAGCTAAATAGCTCAGTTATCCCCCATGATTCAATGACAGATTTAATAAGTGAGTATTGTGAATCCCTGACCGTGTTTAAAACCTTCCTGATTATTAAGCATTGAAAATAATCTGATGATAAGCATAATTCTACAAGATGCTGGGCTGTATGTCTTGATTTACCAGAATCCCTACCGCCATAAAGAAATTCAATGTCGATATTATTCTCATCAAGTAAATGGTGATAGCATGGTAAATATACATCGTCATGAATCTCAATTTCAATTGTCGGCATCCTTTTTTGAAGTGACTATAATTTTTAGTGTAGATTCACCTTCTACCTCGGTAGGTATTAATCTTGCAGCAAGTTTATAAAACTCAGTTAAATTTTGTCTACCCCAAACAGATAGGGCAGCTTCAGGGTCATCTTGAAAATCAGAGAATACCTCAGAGAATACCTCCTTAACCATTTTGGTTGTTTTGTTCTTTGCCCCCTTCGGTTTACCTGGGTTCCCTTTCTGAAATTTAGGTCTTGGCATAATGCGTATTTATGCGTAAATATCTCAAAGTTACCCAATTATTCCGATGAATTGCAAATTTAACATTTAATATAAATTTCGTATATAGAATCCATGACAGCCTGCTTGTTTTGAATCATTGATCTAAATGCTCCGCACCTTACTGAAATATCTAAGTCTATTAATTCGCCAACTACATATCTACAAGACATACCTACGTGCTGACTCCCTCTGCAATGTGTTTCGCATCCTGAAAATTTAATATATTTTATCAGTTCTTCTTTACTCATTATTCCTGCTTTCATAACCTTTCCTCCAATCTTTTTAATTTAAAATGATGCTGGCTTTTCAGGCATCATCCAATGAGTTATATGATTTAAATTCGACCTGTACCATCCAGAAAAGCTAGATAACGGATTATCATCATGCGTGTAATAATCCATATAGATTCTATCTTCTTGCTTGTTATAAACAAATACATCAATCCTATTTGGAGGCATTTCGTTATTGCATTTTATCCATTTCATCTTTCATAATCTTAGTGTAATCGTTAAACCTCACAATGCTCAATCGTAAAATTTATAAACTCTTTGCCTTTTTCGGTTTTGGTCTTGAATAAATGTAGCTGCATTATATCCCGGTCGTTAAACCCGTATTTCTTTTGTAAAATGTCAATCGTGCTTTTTGCTGGGTTATCGAGATCGCTTGCAATGTTTGACATACCAAAGGTAATAACAACTGAAAAAGGCTTTGCCGGCATAGTTATTTTTGGGAGCAAGAAAAGCATATCGCGCTCAAACTGCTTGTAATGATCAGACTTGAATCGTCTACCTTTCCACATTCTATTGGCGGTTAATGGTTTGTAGTCTATTCTCATAACCACATCCAATTTTTAAACTCTGGATATTCTTTTGTTTTCAAATCAAGTCCGGCAGGTATTAATTGAGTACCATCTTCAAATGTAATAATCAACACCATATGTCTATTTTCGGTTCCTGGAATTTGCATTAATGTGTTTTTAAATCCTATTGTATTTAAGTAACCACTAAGAGGGTCAACAATAAGCAATCCGCTCCCATTGATAGGAATTTTCATTCCTTTAGTAAACCTTTTACATAGGTCTAATATTTGCTTTTTACGTTTATTTTCCATTTTCTTTCTTTGATATTCATTCCAAGTTAAAGCCGTGACTAATCCTTTAGGTGTTTGGTAGGTGTGCATATTCGTCATCTGTTAAATATTTTCCGCAATCCATGCAGTAATAACCACAGTCAGTTATCTTAATGTCACCACAATAGCCTGAAATATATTCGTATTTATGAATTCCGTTTCGGCATTGCTCTGGCGAAGTACAATCATAATCATGTAATCTGACCCGTATAAATTCAACCCCGATCTGATTTCCCTCTTCGTCACCAATAGGCTTGGCGAATTTTGGTACTTTCTGTTCAATAAGATTATATACTTCGCCAATTTTTATCCTATAATTACATCCAGCACAAAAATGCTCTTTTTTAGCTTTTACCTTTCTGTCAGTCATAGTCTCCAATTAAATAATTCAAATCAACTTCCTCAAATATTAACCCCTGCATCCATGCTGTTAATGTCAAGCACTTTGCCCTTTTTACTACCAATGGGGTAATTATTCCTTTTCTAATATCGGTAATTTCTTTATTCAATTCAGCGACTTTGATCTTATCCATTACCAAAGCACATCGCACTTCCTTTTCACGTAAAATCTGATTCATAGCCTCGTCAATCAATTGCCATTTATCCTTTCCAGACATTTCAATCAATTTTAAGCCGTTCAGGAAGTCATAGACTATCGAACCGTATAAGTTTATATCCCGACCATCTTTCAAGTCCTCATACGCCCTTAAAGCGTTATCCTTTGCCAAATTAAATTTTTCCTGTTCGGTAGGTTCAGAAATTACATCCATAGGCTTATTTTTTTCAGCCAATGCCTGCGATCTGTTTACTGATGTCATATAACCTCTGATAAATTCAGCAAACCTAACAACCGGTAGCCCGACATAATCCCCATACTCTTTTCTTATCCCTTTGTAAAAAGCGATTGATAATTCATCTTTGCGTAATGCCTGCCATTTGCAAGCCTGCCTTACATCATTTAAAACCTCAGTAATGAAGTACTGAATATTTTCAGGTTTATTATATCCTGAATCTGTAAAGCATTTTGTAATGACCGGAAGTAAATAATCAAATAGTTCATCATCAGGCATATCCTTAACGAACTGACTTGATAGTGCGCTTAATACCTCTGATATTTCAGCAGGTAAATTTTTTGAATCGTAAATTATTAAATCGCTCATTTTCGAAATGGGTTTTCAACTTGTGCAAATGCTTTTACTGTTTCGGTCATTTTATCGGGTTTGGCTTTTGATTTTAATTCTTTAAGTTTTTCAGTCCAAACTTCTCTATCCCATCCGCCATCCAAAAAAGTACCTATCGATTGCTTTTCTGCTAATGACAATTCTTTGTATTTCCAGTATGCAGGATATTGCTCAATAAAATAATCGAATCTATTCTCTGAAATTAATTTACGGACAAAATCAGAAATCTGACTCAGCTTATTAAAGTTTTTTGTTTCAGTAAAATTAAAATCTGTCAAAATTTTTAAAGAAGATTCCTTTATTATATTTTCTTTTTCATTATCAATTGTATTTATATCTTCATTTATGATTAGGTTATCTTTAGGTTTAGCTAAAATTAACCTATCGGTTTCTTCTTTTTTATCTGTTTTTGGCGGTCTACCCCCTTTTTTACCATTTTCGTGCCTGCTTTCAATAAAATTTCTTCGTTTTTCTATTTCAATTTCAAGACGTTCATTAAACCAAAAACCTTTTTTATCAATCGAAAATTTTAACCTAAGCATATCCGAAACATTACCTACCAATAACCTAATGGTTTCCTCTGAAAGTCTACCATTTTGATGCATGTAAGACAAAATTGTAATGTACTTTCCACGATCTTCAAATGGCATTATCATTGTGCCTGTCAGGAAATCGGAACTATAAAAAAGGAATGCAGGATCTTTCATAATAAACAACCCCCTATCGCTGACAAAGAATCGCTACAAGACCTCCGGAGATTTCCGAATAAAGCCAACGAATCAGGGGTATGTTTTAATATTTTCATTAGTCTTGTAGCTTGGCACTAATATACAAAAATTCCGTTAATTAAAACTAAATTATTTGCTTTACTTTAATTACTTTTTGTTTAAAATCAAAATCATATTGAGACAAGTCATCAAATAATCGCCTGTTATAAATAATAGTTGAATGATCCCTATTGCCTAGAAGCTTACCTAGCTTAGTATAGGTTAATTTATTATCAACTGACATAGACAGGCCTACTATAATAGACCTTGCCTCTGAGTATTCACGACCCCTGTATGAAGATTTCAATTTTTCAACACTTAATCCTAATGCTTCACAAGTTTTACAGATAATATACTCTGTATCGAATTTAGATATTCCAAACTTGTGTAATAATTTGTCCTGATCGTTCAATCCTGGATATATGTATGCATTCATTTTTTAACCTCCTTTTCTAACCAATAAATTTTATACCGAACCCCATTGCCTTCAAACCATCTATCAAGTATTTTCATTCCTTCTTTGCGTAATCTTGCAATTATGACCCTTAATTCACTTGTCTTGTAAAGAACCCAGCACTCCTTAACCGTAATGGATAGACCGGATAATAAATGATTCCTGACAGACTTTTCGCATTTGTAAGGTCCATCTGTAAAACGTCCTAAATGATCTCTACGTGGTTGCATCATGTAGTCTGGCAATCCGAATAAGGTTTGCTGTTCCATGTTAGAAAAGTTTAGTTTGATTAACAAATCCTTTACCATTCCAGAATATTTTCTCAATGGTTTTCTTTTTATTGTTGGTTGCTGACAATGAACTTCGGTGAGTAAATGCTTCTATTTCTAAAAACGGTGTATCGTATTCAGAAATATATACAGGATGCGGACAATCTGAAAACCACTTATAAAACGCTTCATGATCAAAACCTCCTTCTTTATATTCTTCTGTTCCTTTGTAAGGAATATCGCAATAAATGACAGGATTTTGACCCGAAATTATTACGTTTTCATAGGAATTATTCGTAATTTGCAGGTTTTGCAGGTTTTGCAGGTTTTGCAGGTTTTGCAGGTTTTGGATTCTTGTTAGATGCTCTAAATATCCTAAATGTTGAATGTTTTTATCTATAAAGTCGCAAAAAACTATTCGTCTTTTATTTAACGAAGATATTTTAAAAAGCTCAGGAATTTCTATCCCTAATTTAGCCATGCTTTGAGTGCAATTATTCACAACAAGTTCATGTGCAAGTCTCTTATCTTCCTCAATATCCGACCCATATAAATACGAACTTTGCTTATTCCCAAAACTCCAGCAAGACATTACAAACCCAGAATACCAATCTGCATCCTCATTGCTTTTACGTATCTGTTCAAAGAAAGTATCGCGTGTAACCCATTCATAGAACTTACTTTCAAGAGTTCTGTTTTCCTTTAGATATTTAACTAAATGGAAAATATGGCTATTAAGCTCATTGTAATGGACATTAAACCGATAATCTTTAACCGCAGTAAATGAAACAGATCCGCCGCCCCCAAATAAATCGTAAAAGTCTGATATATTACTATGGCGTGAAGTAATTACCTTTAGAATCTCTCCAGATAATTTGCGCTTACTACCCATGTATGGAATTCCGAGGCTCATAATATCGACCTATAATCAATCATCCGACCTGCTTTAATTGCATTTTCAATACCGTATCCCATTCCTATAGAAATCCCTAAATCGGTATAAACAACGGTTTTATCAGCCTTTGACCCCCATAACAATCCAGCTTCAATACCTAACATTCGCTCTTCTGCGATATTATCATCAAGCACGCCTTCCTGAGTGTAGAGTAAATGGCTTGCAAACGGGGCTTCTCCGCGTTTAAAACAGTCGTGCATACATTTACGCGCATAGGTTAAATTCGCTTCAATGTCGCCAGCGTATGGCGATTCTAATAGTACTAAAATCATATAGTAATTATTTAATTAGTTGTAAAGTCTTATACATTAGTAATCAATTTCCTTTCAAGACTATTTTCCATTTCAGAATCAATACCTTTAAATCTAAATGTAATTGTCATTTCTAAAATTTCTGGATTATCAATAACCCTTTGAACCTGATCGGCTAATGACAAAGCATTAAACCGATCAGTAAGTTTCAAATACTCTTCTTTAGTGAATTTCATGGCTTATAATAGGCTTGAAAACGTACAACATCGGGATATTCGGGAGATTTAATTAATCCATCACCCATCCCTGCTAAAGATTCAGCACCAGATTCATCAATCACAACCCTGCTATCGGCTTCTTTTGGAACTCTAAAACAAATTTGAACAGGAAAATTAACCTTTGCATCGCCTGTTATTACTTGAACTGATGCCCTTTGGGTAGCTGCAATAATTCTGTAACCAATCGAGCGGCCTTTCTGTAAAAGAATCTTAAGGTTTTCCTCAAGCGATTTTAATGTATCGGTATGCTCTCTTTTAGTCTTTGGCAATCCATTTGCATACATTCCGGTTATAACTGTATTATATACCTTTAATTCATTTCCAGAACGTGAAGCGGAAACAGCATCGGCAAATTCATCAAACACAATCATTGTCTTTGTCTTTTGACCATTCTTTGAAAGTTGATTCATTTCATCAACAAGACCTGCCATAACCTCTTCAATCGTTTCTATATCGCTATAAATTTCAACATTTGAACCGAATCGAACTTGAGTAAATTCATATTTTGGATCCAAAATTATAATCCGTTTCATACCGGCTAAAATCGCATATTCAATAGTTGACCTAATAGATACCGATTTGCCGCTTCCTGTAGCACCGCAAATAAGTACATGGGGCGTTGAATGATTTTCTAAATCCCAAACAATGGTATTGCCAAAGTTATCTTTTCCTAATGGAATTTTCATTCCTTTAAGTTCTGAGGCATCAAAAATCAAATCCTTATCACGCTTCTTTGAAAACTCAACACCTACAAAAGATTTTCCTTCATTAACTACTAAATTCTTTGAAATACGAACCGTTGAAACATCAAGCACGTTTGCAATATCAAGTTTATGAGAATGGATAGATGAAATCTTTGTTCCGGCTCCAACGGCAAGCAAATACGTATTACTTGAATATCCATTGAATTGATGCTCAACCCTGGTCGTAATTCCGAAAGTTCTTAAAACGTGCTCTATTTTTTCCTGTGGTGTCATGTCTTTATTGCTGAAATCGTATTGAATAAATTCCGAAGCGTTCTTGTTAAACTCTTTAATGATTTTTGGGTTAATACTTACTAATGAAGCATCCCTGATTTTACGAAGCCTCTTTGAAACAAGTTCTTTTTTGGTCGGGTCAACATTAAAATCTTCGACCTCTGAAATCATTGTCTTAGCCCAGAAAGAATAGATTTCTGACTTATCAACAAAATTATCAGAATCATTAATCATATAAACGTAATCAGGGTCATTTACAGCCGTTATCATGCGCTTTAGCGGCTCGTATAACAATGCTTCATAAAGCCGTCTCACATCAGGCGTTACGGTTAATTTGAATGGGCTTAACTGTTGTGATCCATCTTTGTTTTGAGAATATTTGTTTTCAATAAACCAAACCTCATCAATATTTTGCCCTGCCTTTTGCTCATAACAATTAATGTAAGTTATGGCCTGCTTTCCAATTGATAGCTTTAATTCCTCTTCACTTGAATAGGCATTCTTTGACTTGTGATCAACAATTACAATTTTATCGTCTTTAGATAAAAAAACAAGGTCGATTTTAGCATGGCACGGCAAAGGAATGTCAACGCCGTTAATGCTAAGAAATTCATTGCAATAAACCTCGACTTCAATTATCTCTTTAATATCATTAATGTAAAGTCCAATTTCAGCAAAAAAATTCCTGAGTAATGCCGTTACAGTTTTTGTTGCCTTTTGAATGCAATCATCAACAAATGGAGTAGTTTTTTGGCACTTCCATATATATGCCGGGCGTTCATTTATGTACTCAAAAGCAATTACTTCGCATTGTGGCAGATCAATTCTATTGCCTAATTTAAAGGCTTTGAAATATCCGTCTAATGCTTGATGGTACGCTTCTCCTGCAATTGTCGTGCTTGACTTTTTGCCATACTGCCTGTAAATGTTAGTCATTTCAAAAGCCTTTTCATTCCTTGTGAACTCAGCAACTTTTGAATAACTCCATGAACTTATTAGAAAATTGGAGAAATGATTCTCCAACTGTTCTGGTGTGTACTTGCTATAAATGCTCATGGCAGATCAATTTTCCCCTGAATGTTCGATTCTTTTGCAAGTTCTGCATCGAGAGCGGCAGATTCTTCGGCATAGGAAATATCCTCTTTTTTCTTTTCAAGATCCAGTTCCTGCTTTTCTTTTAGGTCGGCTTTCTTTTCTGATACAGATTTTTTAGCGGGTTTGAAAGCATCTTCAACGGTTGTATCGCCATCCTTTAATGCTCTACCAACACCGATAAGAGTAACCATATCGTCCTGGGTTATATTAGCAATTGAGGCTTTCCCTACAAGCCCCAATACCTGAGCCTCTGAAACGCCATAAGACTGAATAAATCCATCGAAAATTGCTTTTCTCTTTTTAAGGAATTTTGTTTCATCTGAAATATCTCCGGTAATTGTTTCAAGTGCAGCCCGGTAAACCTTGTCTGTTACAGCCTTTGGAACTACTGCAAATATTGCGTTTCTTAAAGCAATTGAATTAGCCGCATTGCCTGTAACAACAATCATATCTTCTGACATACGAACTGTTTTACCAGTCTTTTGACCATTGACATATTCATTTTGCCTGATTGATCGCTTAACCTCAACTTTCATAGCTACGTTACTTTCAAGATCAAAAGCAATTGCCTGACTTGTTACATGATTTTCGTCACGATCAACAACCTTTGCCTCGGTTCTCATGTTCCCCCATACCTGAATAATGATTTTAGCAAGGTGAACAGAAGGGCCAGAAATAGATTTTCCGGCACGAGGTACTGAATAATTACACGTTTCAGCAGTTTCAACATCTAATGTTGCGATTGCAATAGCGTTTTCCATTGACCGCTTAATGTTACGCGGGAACGCTTTAGCCGTTGCGATTTGAACGTCAATTTGTGCTTTTTCTTGTAGCATTGCTACCTCCCCTGATTGGTGTTGCATTATAGCAACTTCGGTGTTTTGTTCCATTTCAAATTATTTTAAAATAAAGAAGCCAACTCAATCGGGAGCGTCTGACTTCTCCTCCTTAAACCGGCTTCAATTTCTTTTAATTCCCTATAATGTCAGACGGGGAATATTTACAATACTAATTTAATAAACATTTATGATACCTGCAAATAAAACCTCACAAATATCTCGCAAAGGAATACCGTAACAAGAATAATGCAGGCAAGCATAATGAGCCAGAAAGTACGGTTTGATTCGGGGTTATTCACGTTCATAATATATTATTTTAAAAACCAAGCCCAGTCATTCGCTTTCATTCTTGCTAAAATAGCACAAGCAAGTGACTTATCATCTAACTTTGAATCCTGCTTTACGTAAGCTGTTCCAGCCTTAAAAAAGGCATCCGGCTCACAAGCCCCTGACTGAATAGGCATATTAAGATTAAATCCTTTTAAATAATATGCTATGCCGGAACAGTCTTTACTATCTGTTCTCATAAATGGCACATCGTTATCAAGCATTTCAAATGGATTAGCTATTAGCCCTAAATCTGTTAATGTCTTATACCAATCACTCGGTATTATTAATGAATCTGGACTTGAAAAAAGCATCCCACCCATTTTAATTAACGTACTTGTAGTAAATGTTTCACCCTGATTGATTAGCGATTTTATACAGATAAGTGTTTTATCATTAATTGAATATGGCAAATATCCTACACCTTCATTTATTATCATTTTCAATAAAATCGGGTCTTCATTTTCATTAACGATGTTTCTAACCTCTGCTCTGATTCCGTACTCATTTGCAATCCTATCTTCGTTAATATCTACATCAAACAAATCAAAATCAAGAATTGAAACAGATTGAGTATCAAAGCATCTAATACCCTTGCGATAAACATTCATTTCTGATTCTTCTTTCTTTACGAAAATTCTACCATATTTACTTTCGTAATTTGCCTTTCTGTTGAATGAAAAATACCTATCATATTTCATCATAACTTCTGATAATTCAACATTCATGGGAATGTAAATCACTGTTTCACCCTCGACTCCTGAAAATTCTGGCATCCAAACGCTATTTAAAGCATTACCTCCCTCATCAATTGCATTACTGATAACTTCCCTTAGTGCCATCCATCCAGTCCATTTTGGCCCCATCTGAGTAGTTAATGAAGTTTCAATTCCATTTACGGTAATAACCTGAACCGGATTATCTCTGTGCAATCTTACAGTACTGTCGATAGTTATTTCGTTTTTGCCTGAAAATATTCGTGGTGAACAATCATTCCTGATTAACCATGAAAGAGCATATTTCCACCCAGATCCAAACATCCCAATTTTGCCAGATTGTTCACGTTTTGTACTTGACCCTATCAATGTCAAGTCTTCGGCACATATTAAGCCGGCATTGCTGATTCTTAAATAATTCATCTCACAAATACTAATACCAATCCAACTAATAAAATCATCACTCCGAAAATCACAAATCCCTGTATCGGATTTGCTGCATCGGTTCGCTCAATGCTATGCATCCATAAATTAGGCTTATGCATTGATATTGTCGGCTCAGGTTGTTTAAATCCGTTCGCCTGTACTAATTTGCCGTCTCGATTTATCGAATAGGCTGTGCGTGGTTGTGGTTTCATGTTAAGCAAATTTAGTTCCGCAGAAAGGACAATAATTATGAGTTAAAAAAGAAACCCTTTCTTTCTCTCTTTTTTCACCCGATTTTTTCATTGTATGAATTTCTGTAATCCATATTTTTTGCGCAGTCTTATACATTCCTTTTCCGTCAAGTCTGCCAATATTAGCAAGGTCGTAAATAACGCCTATTATAGGTCGTTCTGAATCCTTGCTATTTGTTATTATAGCTTGTCTTAATGTATCAAGGCATTGACAATTCTTTTGTTCTTTCATTTTCCTATTATTTAGTTTACAAAGTTTTAATATTATTAAGTGGCTTTACGATATAAAGTTTCTGTTAGCGGATAGTTAGCAGTAATTTTGCCCTTTAATCAGGCATCAAATGTGCATCACAGCTTTGGCAATTTATGTGCATCCTATTAACTTCGTTCTTGCAAAAAGGGCAAAACTTTCGCTCCGCACTGCTAACATCGGCTTGTAGCAATGCTTGGTTTTCTGCTTCTAATTCAGCTATTCGTTTTTCAAGTGCATCCCAATCATCAGCGGTCTTGCCTGTATCAAAGTACATCTTACCTCCTAAGTGTCCGTATAATTTACCTTTGTATTCCATAATATAATTTTGTTGTTAAAATTCGCACTGCGCCAAGCCCCAAAGCGTTACCCCAAACTTTTAATATACTCCTGTACTGCTTTTGTGAAGTCGGAGAAGGTGGGGTAGTTGAATGAATTATCCCAATAATATTCTGAATGATGAAATAGACTTATACCGTCTCCTATTCTGAGTACTAATTCAGCCCCTGTCCTCTCCCTCGCATCCATTACAATGTCTACGAGTGCGTGTAGTTCGGGGAGGGTCATATAAACTCTACATTAGTTTCAATCCAATCGGCTATTTCAGAGAATGGCCTTTTGCTCGAATCGTTTAAATCAACAATAGATTTAACAAGCCTGTAGTCAAGGCCAATTCCTCCATTGTAATAATCAACCGATTGACCATCTTTTATAACCTGCATACCTCCTTTGCTTATTTCATATCCATTTGCTAGGCAATACAGACCAATGGCGCAGTAGCAGTCTTTTTTAGAATAGTCTTTTAATTCTCCGGTATGTTGAGAATACTTACCAGACCTTAATTCAAGCAACCATTTTTCGGCTGATTCTTTTGGTATTTTATATGCTTTATATGTTTTCATCCTATTTACTATTTACGTTTAACAATTCATTAGCTGATTCAAGAAGCGTTTTCCAGTGTTTGGCTTCATTTGGTCTGTCTACAATCTGCTCAAAGAAATCTATCTGAGATTGTATTTGACCTAAGAATACTTTCGCATCGTACACATTTACCTCAATGGTACGGGTGTTGTCGGTTTGGGGGAGGTCTATACTCATGATTATGATTGGTTAAAGAATTCTGTTTCACTTGATGCTTCATGCCTAAGGTCGTTTATCATTTGCCTTTCTAAAATACTTAGCGACTCGTAAAAATCAAGTATTTCAATTTGTCTTGCTTCCGATAAGTTAGACATAAAGAAAAATAGTCCGCTTCCGTTTATTCGTTCTTGATTGCTCATATATCTTGTTCTTTACAAAGTTTGATTAGGTATTCGAGGTATGCGATGCGCTCTTCAGTAGATTTAAACCAAAAAGCCCACCTTTTATTCATTGGGAATTTATGATCCCCGTATTTGAAATGTTTATAGACAAAAAAATATTCTGGATTTGAAATAATTCTATTGTCTGCAATCCTTGCAATTGCTAAGCATATTCCAACCTCTTGTAATGAATCGTAGTTATCCAAAACAACCTGATATAATTCGCTTAACTTTCTCATATCTCAATTTCTCCTTCTCCGTTACATTCATCACACCGCTCTTTATACTCAGTACAAGGTAATAGACAATCAATGTCCTGGCAGATGCCGTCTATAATTTCAGCACCGCAACATTCGCTATAAATGATATGCCCGGTTCCATTGCATTTTTCGCATTCTTTCATTTCAATGCTTTCGTTACGGGCAAATGCTGATTGCTCGTATAGCTGGTCGTAGTGTTTGTCGAAGTTCATGATAGTGCTTTGTTAATTACTTCTATTGATTTATTACACGCTTTTGCTCCTATTGTTTCAGGATGTAGTCCTCTATTAAATAAGTAAACCATTTCCTGCAATGCTTCCAATAATTCGGGAGCCGAAGCAATAAGTTTGGCATTTGCTTCCCCAATTTCTGAATTTGAATCAGCGCCTTTTAGCCTTATAATAACTGAGGCAAATTCATACCAATTACTTCCATTCACTTTCTTTGTGAACTTTTTACCATTGGTTAGATTCCACGGCCCAGGTGTTCCTTTAAACTCTTTCATAACGTTCCATTAATTATAGCTGAATAAACTAATACGGCTCCGTACAGGATAGCTAATATCCACTTAAGCCAGTCGATTTGTTGGAGGGTTTTCATATTAGTTAAGGATAAATTTGTTAATAAAAACGTAAACGCTTAAACCATAAGAAGAAAGCAAATTATTAAACGTGCTTTCATTTTCAATGATGTATGATTTCATTTCAGATAATGATTGGATGTTTTCATTATTAATTGCTTCGTATTCTTTTCTTTCAAATGGCTCTGCTTCATGTAAACGTGGAGCAATTTCATTTTTATGATAATTAATAGAAGAAACTAATTGAATCATCTGACCGATTACTGATGTTTCGTGTTGTGGCTTAAGTGTTAAAGTTTTCATAATTTCTTTGTGTTTGTATAGAACAAAGGTAATACTAAAAACAATATACTGTATACATTATTTTGTATTATTTATGTTACAGTTTACAGATTGTTCAACTGCAAGAAAGTTTTTGAATACTTCTTTATAGTGATTGTACTTATTAGCCGGTACTCTCATACTAAGAATACGGCTATCTACGCCAAACTTTTTTGGCTGGCCTGGTTTGCGTTTTGTTTCTTTCATATTACAAATGTATAAAATATTTTTAAATAAAGTATACAAGTTATTATAATTATGTATACTTTTGTTCACCCCCTCCAACAATAGGGGATTAAAACACAAACCACTAACCTAAATAAAAAGAAATGAAAACAGCAAAAGCAAGTACAAGTATAGAAATTTGGGTAACGTGCCCTCATTGCGAAGATTATCAGAATAGATTTGAAGATCTACGTGAAAATCTTTGGAATGGTGAATTAAGAGCAGAAGATTGCGATACCGAAATTAAATGTGAGGAATGCGGGAAACCTTTTATTGTAGATGAAATTACCTACTAACCCTCCCTACTAATGGGATAAATGAAAGGATATGAAAAACCACTTTTTAAAAACATGGCCTATTTACTATGAAAGAATATTAAACGGTCAAAAAACTTTTGAAGTCAGAAAAAACGATAGAGATTTTCAGGCAGGAGATACTGTAACATTAGCTGAATTTCATCCAGATGGAGATATAGGCTTTTCTAATCGTGAGATACATTTTATAATCGGATATGTTTTAGTTGGTGAACAGTTTGGTATTCAGTCTGGATATTGTGTTTTTTCTCTAATAGACAATAATAAATCACATTTAGCACTTAAAAGGATATGAAAGAACCTGATAAAAAATACTGCGATATGTGCAATTGCGAAATATCAATAGATGAATCTCTATGCGATTATTGCGAAATGATAAATGATGAGCAAATGTCTGAAGATCGAATGAACGAATCATGAAAGGAATCACAACAAACGGCATCACGATACTTCTTGTTGAAGTGCCAGAGGATGCGAAAGAGCAGTGGATATTAAATGGTTTTATCCATGTTGGGGAATTACAAGACGATGCTTTCTCTATCAAACTCCCATCTGGTCAATACCAAATCCTCGGAAAGTCCACAGAATTGAGTGAGGAACAGATGAAGGAGATATGTGAAAAACACCCAGATTCAACATTTGTTCATCCGATTTATAATGACTATGTAAAAGATGGTCAGTTTACTAAAGGAGATGGATTTACGAGTCTAGTTTTAGGATATGATAATCCTGGGCAATCCTACCTCTCCCTGCTTGAAGCTAATGGCATAGTGGATCGGAATCCTTATGAACTTCCTGAATCTGGCAGAGATAAATTATATGATTCAAGTGAAACACATGGCAGAAGTCAGGTATATCATGAAGAGTGGCATAAACGCATGAAACAATGGCAAGAAGCCCAATCAAAAGTTAAACATTACTTAGTACTTAAGAAAAATGTATAAAGTAACATATTCATTTAAACAGGGTGATCCACGAGGAGGATTCCCTCAATGGGAACAATTATCCAAGCTATATGATAGCGATTTAAAAGCCGATGAATTACAAGCAAAGATTGATCAATTTTTGTCTGATAGTTGCTACGGGTACCGAAAAAATATATCAGTAGTAAAAATAGAAAGGATATGAAAACACTATGCACTTGTCTATCTGGTAAAACACTATGCGATTGTCAGAATCTTGAATTAATCGTAACTGATAGAACATATTTAAATAATCGAAAGGATATGACAAAGGAAGAAATATTAGGAGGGGTTATAGAAGATTTGAAAGCTCTTAAGAAAACATGGATTGAAAGAGCCGAACAAAATGAAACCCTTAATGAAATGGTTTTTGAAGGGAGAATAGGGCAGATTCAGGAATGTATTGATATTGTAATTAGTCACAATGATTCACAATCCGAAAACGAATTGTCACCCGTTGAAAAATGTAAGTATTGTAACGGAACTAGAATTATAAAAAATCCAATGGCAGGCGAAGGGTGTGTAACTGATTGTATTTATTGCATATCCAAAAACGAAAGGATGAAAGCGGAGATGGAGAAAAGTAGAATAGAAGGTGTTTTAACCGGACTGAAAATCTGTAAGGAAATGTGGGCTCAGGGCACAATATCTCATGAGAATATTTATGAAAATGAAATCTTATACAAAGAGGAACTTAAATCGCTCACAACCCCCTAAACAATAATTATGAAAGCGGAAGATTTTTTACATAGCAAAGAAATTTATCAAGCAACTTGTCTCACAAATAAAGCAACTTATTATTTAAAAGATTTAGTTATCCTTTTAGATGACTACGCCCGAATCCAGATTGAGAAGGATAGGGGGAGGATAAAGAAGTCTGTAATGGTGAAAGCTAATATTGAAGGTAATGAGTTAGATGTGGCAAGTTATGAAACTTACGAAGGGTGTAAATTCACGGTAAGTATAGAATCAATTGACAGCACCCCCATAAACTTAGACTAAATGAAAACCATAAAGGAGGATTGAAAGATGAAAAAGCCTAAATACTACTTCGATGTAATTAATGCTGAAATATGCTACACTTTAGGCTATCATTTAGACAATGCTAAAAGTGACGGACTTTCAGAGATTGAATTATTTGAGGCTATCCCAGATAAAACTACCGACTATTTTTATTGTAAGGAACTTCAAATCTGTGGCATAAAAGGTGATTGTGGTAGGCATTGTGATGAATATGAACCACGCAATAAAATATCTGGAATCTGTAAGCATAAATGAATATGCTATACTCCAGGAGATAAATTTACATTTAATGTAAGCTAACCCATGTAACCCCTAACCACCTTCATAGTCATAACCTTAACGATATACTTTACGTTGTGGTCGTTTAATAAAGTGATACAAATAATGGTTAAATTTATAAAAAGGAAGAAATGAAAAAACTACTAACAATTGTCCTAATCCTTTACAGCATTGGAGCATCCTCCCAGGTAAAAAATAAAATGCTAACAATAGATAATGGGAATATCCTATATGGCGGGATTCCGTCATTTGGCGGTAGTACGGTTCAATATGTTGGTGTACTTGATACTACCTATGTGAATAAATGGTCAGGTATATCATGTGCTGTAATTCATGCAGACGGTGTGTGCAATTATGGTAGACTATTTGGTGTTACAATAGACAATACAATTACAGAAATTAATGCAGACACATCCCGCTTAATCTTTCAGGTTAGCGAAAATAAACCCATAATCACAATAAGGCCCGAAAAAAAAAATGGTGAATATGAATTTCAGATTGATAAGTCTAAAATTTACAAAGGCATTATCTGGACTTCAGACAGTACATTCATATTAAAGCGAAAACCATGATAACCCAAATAACACCAATAATCTGCCTCCTAATCGCCTGTATTATCGCAGTAATTTTAGACTGGCAGGTAAGTCAGGAATTGAGAGAAAAGTAGTAAGTATAAGATATGGCACTTGAAACAGACGACTGCGATTTAAGAGATACTAAATTCTGGATGGATTTAGGAGGTAACGGAGATTATTATATCAATCTAATGGAAGATGGTCATAGACTTAATTTCAGATTTTCTATGTCAGGAGGGAATGGCTCCCGTAACCTAAGAGTTAGAAATGCTATTGCAGAACTATATCGGGCTATGGAAGAAGCTGGTTTCAATGAACTACCTTAGCGATTATCAAAGCCATTCTCAGGAGTGGCTTTTTTATTTCCTGCTCTTAAACAACAGATAAATGAATCCTACTGTAAAAGCAAAGCCCATTAGGTAAAGAGTAATTATCCACCATTCCATGTCAAATCTTATTAGGATCCTTTACAGCCGCTTTAGCAATGATGCCTCCAATTGCCCCAACCCAAACCAAATGTCCGGCAATAGTCTTCACTAATTCAGGCACGCCCATTGAATCTGGTAACGCTTGAATACCTACACCGATCGCACTCAATGAAGCGCAAAAATAAATCATTTTCCAAAAGTAAGATGGAGTTTCAAGCATTAACCTTCTGATAGTTTCTTTTAAAAAGTTCATATTATTTAAGTTTTATAGCTATTTTCTTAAATAGCCGGATTATTATTTAAGTTTTACCATCTGGCCCGTGTAGGTCTTGTATCTATGTGAACAAATGTCGGATATAACCCCATACCTCCGGGTATATTTTTCTTTATAATCAATGCCTTGTATTGAGGCAATCTCTTTGGATCAGTAGGGTGGCTATCTAAAGCATCACCGATCTTGTGACGGCTGGATGTAGCACCGTCTACTGAATTGTTATAAGCCTTTGACCTGTAAGACGAACTAATCTCTACAGATAACCCAAACTCTTCTCTTATGGTCTGTATTAAAGCCAAAACGCCAAGCTCTAATTTGGTAAATGTATCTACTGTATTTTTTGTCAATAATTCACGCAATGAGAAGTTAGGCAATACCATAATAGATAAATCGTCTCTGGCATCGAATTGCAGAAAGTAACGCCCATTTGATTCGTGGATATATTTTTCTCCCATTAATGAGATAATTCTGGTTTTAAGTTCTGGTATGGTCATTTCATTTTTCTTATTTGTTCTCCCAATGCCCCAATAGATTCTGTAAGACTTCGTATATCTTTACTCAATGGCTCAGTTGCCTCAGATATTAATTCTTTAGTCCTAGCATCCCTTCCATCACTTGCGTATTTAAAAATGGCATCAATAATTTTCCAAAATATACCGAATACAGTCGCATAAGGAATAAATGTAGTAAGAAAATCAAGCACATTGCTTGCTAAATTGGCGCTTTCATTAGTATCTGGCATTAGCTTAATTCTTAAAATTTCCATGTCTATATGAACTGATAAATATCATTAACAGTCCTACTAAATTTATACCGTAAAATAGTAATAGCTTTTTAGTTGTACCCGATGTCAAACCATAGCTATTTAAACAATACATCAATAAAAATACAAAAATTATAAACTTACCGATCATTTGAAATTTTTTATCATGTATTGAATTGTGCCCGATGTATTCCGATGCGTATAGTATCAATGAGAATACCATTAATGGAACATGTGTCATCAGTGATATTTCCCATCTCTCAAACTTTTTAATCCCTAATAAATAGGTAACTAATGTAAATGATGCACAAAAAGAAATAATTGAAAGCAATAATAGGTATGTTTTCATCCAAGATCATCTACCCATACCCAGCCACCATTTATGCACTCCCAATCACCGTTTTCGTTTATTTTATTCTTAGGCTTCACTCCGCATCCACCGTTTAAAGCATTGACTTCATTCCTGCGTTTATGATCTTTCCAAACTTTTAGTATTTGAATAATAGTTTCAAGAACTTTTGGGAATAAAGCTATCAGGTTAATAAATAAACTTGTACTCATTCTTTCCCCGAATACTTCTTTAATCTCTGCTTTTTGTTGTGGTTTCATGGTTTACTTTAATTTAGCCTTAATAGAATCGGCACTAATTTTATTTAGTTCCGGCTTAATTTCTGATTTTTTGCACCCGGCAAAAAGTATCAGTATTACGATTATATATTTCATGTTAGTTTATTTTATACATAAATGAGTATCTAACCTCATATTGTTTACCTATAGTAATAGGTGAAGTGCTTGTTATAATTACGCTTGAAGTTGAAGTAATTGCATCAATAAAAACAGTTCTATCGACATTTGATGTCGTTATTGAAGAACCACTACCGCTTGCACTATAAACGGTAGGGAACCCGCCACCTCCTACGCCAGCAGGTAATGTCATACTAAAGATAGTAGTTGTATTATCGTTGGTATAATCAATAACTGCCGACCCGTACACGGTAACTATCTTCCCTACGATATTATACATGTGCACTCTTGGTGTAATTGTTACAGAATTTGCTCCTGCAGATGGTGTAGGGGTATAAGTATTTGAAGATGCTATTGAACTAATAGCCCCGTCAACATACGCAGTCGTAGCTATTTTAGTACTGTTGTCTCCAGCTGATTGGGTTGGAGCGGTTGGTGATCCTGTTAATGCCGGGCTTGCTAAAGGAGCGTAAGGGCTTAATGCGGATGAGGTTATATATCCTGCTCCATTGGTAATTGCATTGTTGTTTAGTGAAATGTTAGCTGTGCCATCAAATGATACACCTGCTATGGTACGTGCCGTCTGTAATGCCGTAGCTGTGCCTGCATTTCCTGAAATTGTGGTTTGATCACCCGTATTTGTTCCTGAAAGATTAGAAGCAGTTATATTACCAGTGATAGCGGTATTTCCTGTTACTTGAAATTTATTTACTCCATCGTCTGTCGTAGTTCCTATAATAACATTGCCTGTATTATTCGATAATACTAGCTTTCCTACTGGTTGCAATATCAATCCATCAGAATATCCGGTTAAATACCCTTTATTAACATCATTAACATTCAGCCCTATTGAGCCGTAAGACGTGCCGTTCACGGTAAAGCCGCTTGAAGATAAGCCAGTATAAGGCGTAGATGAACCTACGATTACAGAACCTTTGCTTCCGGTTTCTGTGGAAACGTGAAGATAGGTTTGATTTGCTGCTAAATTTCTTACAGTAAGCGCATATCTTGTAGATGCTGAGCCTTCAGAGTTGATTTGCACCCCATAACCATTAGTGGCATCAGAATTTGTAAATGATCCTACTGCACCGTTCTTTGATGAGCTGACATTGATAGTACCATCCACCGTTAAATCATTGCCTGAAAGGGTCATTGTTGAAGGGGTGCCAACATCTGATGCTGAATTAGCTACTACTACTCGTCCAGCCGTCATACCCGGAGTAGTTACCGTGCCTGAAGATCCACCGGTTGCTGTAAGGGTTCCACTCACAAGCGATAGCCCAGAACCTATCGCTATCTTACTGGTTAGCCCATTATTGTCTGCCCCGACAATTACATTGCCAGACCCCTCAAGAGCAGCATATGCTACGCCGTTTGTGCCAGTTGGATTATGCATTACATATCCACCCCCTGCTGCGAATATCGTCCAATCGTCTGTACTACCCGTTTTACCTCTTAGATATTGTCCGTATATTGAATTATATCCCATATCTCCGGCTGCTAGTGTGGCCGTAGATATGGGGAATTTTAAAGCACCTGAAATATTGAATGCATCTGAAACAGCATCTATCTGTTTAGTTCCACCCGATGAGGTTAATCTAAGCGTGTTGTCTCCAAATTGATCAATTGTCGATCCTGTGGCACCATCAGAGCTTCGCATAAACGCTATGCTTCCGGCTGTTCCTGTAGTTCCTGTAGCAATAGATGTAGTTGCCTTAATGCTTCCTGGCGCAATAAAAGAACTTGGGATGCTTAATACAGGTGCAGTAGTACCCGTAGATGTTATCTGATTAGTTGTTCCAGTAACTGATGTAACACCTGTTCCTACACCTCTCAAGTACCTTGTATCTCCTAAAGGGAATAGATTAGATTTAGGAAGCAACCCATTTGACGAAGTATCAGCCTTAGACTTAGCAATCGCCCCGCTTCCTACATTGTCAAATGTTCGGTTTGCTTTTTTGGTTAAACTGTCTTGAAGTCCTGGATAAGTTGGATCAGGACTTGCATACCATTTTTTAGTTGATGAATTATACTTTAAAATATATCCATTTGTCAAAGTTCCTGTAACCATTGGAACAGTATCTTGGGCAACGCTAGAAACAACTGTTCTTAGCTGACCGCCTGTTTTGTTCATGGTTACGTTTTGCGCCTTTGCAAAAAACGGTAATAATAAAATGAGTAAAATTAGTTTTTTCATGTTATATAAATGTTACTGTGATTATTTCTGATGGTACTCCACCTGTTATTTTATTAGTTGTGTTATTATAGAAATATGGAGCAGTATTGCCGCTTGAATCGTAAATTGTTACACATGGATATTCTCTTATGCTATCAGCCGTAAAGTCATATTCACCTGATGCATCAAGTGCAACCGTGAAAGTTCTATTTAATATTATCTCAAATAACTGACCCCAAACATCTGCAACCTTAAACCATACACTAAATGCCGAAGTCGAATATTTATAATAGGTATCTCCATTGTTTCCAAAAGCATTATCAGGATTAGTTGATCCTGCTGTAATATTTGGCAATAAAAGATTATCATTGACAATATCAACAAGCTGCTGTAGTGTTCTGTATTCTGCTGCTGCAAGTCCTGTAAAATCAAGTGGAAGCCTCCAATTAAGAGGCATACTTGATCCGGTATTTAAATCCCTAATCCGCTTATCGTCTTCGTACGCCATAAGTTCCAAAATAAATATTGTGATTAGCAAAGTTTTCTTTTCCGACCGCTTTCATTCTTGGTCTGTAACCTGATTTATGTTCGCAACAATTTGCTTTCCAATGCTCAAAATCATCTTTATTAGCATCCAGATAAATGACTACTTTATTCCAGTATGCAATAGCCTGATTTTCGTATTGCGTAGACTGGAAAACCTTTTCTTTTAATTCAGAATGATCTGAAAATTCATTTCGTTTCTGCATTATCCCGTTTGGCGTAATGTGCATATCCAACCCCTTTACCAATCTTGCCCCAGCGAAATAAACTAAAATAGGCTTAATTCCAGGCGAAACATATTGAACCTCTTTATAAGTGTAAGTTACCCCGGTATATAAATCTTTATATGCCTGACTTGCAGATTCTTTTTGGGTTCCATCCGAATTAAATGAACCAATGAAATCATAAAAAAAAGTATTCCCCATTAATTCGCAAAGATCAAAGTCTTCCGAATCTGTGATATACGGATTCAGAATATCAGTTCTTAAATTAGTTGGAAGCGTGATACGCCCGGCGAAATCTGAAACGCTAATTATTTTTGGTGTCATCTACGGTAACTGTTTTATTTACTTCTGCTACTGCCAAAACTTCCATATTTTCCAGAGGAATTATAGAATAGTCATTTGTCGGATTAATGGGTTCTTTATACAAAGAAAATATCTTTTTGAAGACCTCTTCCATTACATTTCGTACTGGCTGCGTTTTATTATTATACATCTTGTACGCACTCGGTATTTCATCCTTATTAAATCCACCAGTTGAATTGTCAGAATGCAATGCAGCCGATTGACCGAATGCCCGGTATATTTTACGCCTTACCTTTTCGTCTGTATATTGAAATAATTTATCATTCAATGCAGAAGTAAATGGTATCAACTCAGGTATATCAGAACCATCGGCAGCCGTAGAATTTACAACCGCTACGGGCTTACCTTCAGATCCTACAAATTTTTTGACCTCCTCATTGTATTCATCCCTCTCCTTATCATCTTCAAACTTACCTTTCTCTACCCAAATAGTTTTTAACTGAAAATTATTAGTTAGGTTATTGGTAGTTGTTTTATCGGATTCAATTTCAGCAAGTACTGATTCAATGACAGGATCAATTGAACTTAAAGGATAACATTCAAAATCATCCGAATGATAATAAATTTGACCTTTGTAATTATCCCATCCGCCTGATTCCTGGACTTGCCTCTCAATTTCTAAAGGGTCTGGATTAAATTTATCAATTACGTCAATCTTACGTCTGTCAACATATCTGCCAAAACGATAATTATTATACCATTCATTACAAACCAATATTTTATCATGGTTTTTATCTTCATTGCCAAGTCTGCAATTTTCAAACGGAACGTAATTAACTGAATCAATCTGATATAAGGCATTATAATTGACATGGATAGCAAAACCCCTGTTTAATGCTTTATCCCATCCTGTGCGCCTTAATAAGCCATCAGTCGTTAATTGCTTACCGTTTATAATTGCCTGATAAAAATCTTTGTCTTTAAAACCCTGGCCAACTGTAAAATCAGACAATAAACTAACTGCCATTTTTGCACTTGAACAGGCATTAGTAAGATTATTCATCCTTTGCGGATAACCGTTATCAATATCAAAGGATTTTATACCAAGACCATTGCCATCAATGACAATCATTCTCGGATAAGAATCAGGAAGATTATAGAACCTATGCCTTATCATTATTTTTTAACTTTCTTAACCTTTGGAGCAACTATAACCTCTGGAACACGGGCGAATTGATCTACTTTATGAGGATGATCTGTCAGATATTTTGCTGCTATATCATCTGTCATTGTTTCTGATACGTAGAATTTACCAGACCGGAAAGGATATTCAACTAATAATCCTTTTTTTAACTCAAATTTTTTATTGCTCATAGCTTCTAAGTCTTGTAATGTCAATGAAGTTAGTTTTTTGAATGCTTTAATATGGCAATTTGTGCATCCAGCCGTAACAGATTCACCAAATACCCACCTGTTTAGCCTATCAAGCAATCGAATTGCCTCTGGCTGCCTTTTGTTTATGGCATAAATCATGCTATTTAAAGACTGTATTTGCTCAAAAACTAAATTTATATCCATAAAATTATACAAAAAAGGCGGCGTTTTTGTGCGCCGCCCGTTAATATTTCAAAAATAAACCTTAATTAAACCGATCCGCTTGAATATTCAAGTGCTTCAATAGCTGCAAGCGTTGCTGCATAGCTATAAGAACCCGTTTCTTCAACTGCAAACGAAGCAGGAACTCTGGCCTCTTCCATTTCAGGATCAGAACTTAAAGCCATTGTAAATACTCCATCGTTTGCTGCAAGGTCACGAATTGCGCCATCTGCCATTGTCAAGCCATTACCAAGCCCGTAGATTTCAAAACGTGCATCACCTGTTGATTGAACATTTTCCAATATTGCAACAACATAAGCATCTGCAAGTCCCTGAATCTGAAGTTTGGTTTCGTTATCCCATACCTGAACCGATGTATTTACTACATGATTCCAATATGTACCGAAGTCCTTTACAACCAGGTTAAATGCAGGCTTATGCCCACGCTTATATACAATGTACTGATAGGCATAAGTCCCGGCAGCTAAAGTTATTGCACGTACTATCAAAGGGTTTGATGTGTCATAGGTAACTGAATCAATATCTGCAATATTAATCAGCCACATCTTAGACTTTGCGCCACCTACTGGCTTATTAAGACAATCTGCTGCTATATTGTCTGTGATTTCTCCGCAAATAATTGCCATGATTCTTTCTCCTTATTGATTAGTAAGCTAAAACAACTTTGTAATCTTCAATCACAAGCGCATCCATTGAGTACAATGTATCAATGTAGTATTGCTTATCTACTTCGAAGTAGAAGGCTTCTACATTTGCCATTGATCCCTGCTCAGATACGGCTAAGTGCATATTTTCCTTAGTTGTCAAGTAAATACGGTGAGGCAAATACCATGCAGTACCGCTATTTTCGTATGCTTTGATGAAGCGATCTTCGAACATAAGAACGACAATCTTATATCCATCAATCATTAAAGTATCGAATCCATTTTCTTGACGGGAATAAGCCAAATCAATTGCCGGGAATGCACGCCTTTCTGCCATGTACTGATTAGCAACCGAACGGGTTACGTAAAAAGTAGCATTTGGATCTGCTGCCAGTCTTTCATCCATACCGTTTACCATGTTTTGCATGATAGTAGTGATGACCTGATTAGTAGTGTCCTCTGCTGTAAACGCCTGTGCTGCATAACTTGCACCATCGTTGCGTGAAATATCATATAACTGATCAGGGTTAGCTGCACCGATTGCAAAGAACTGTTTCCAGAACCCGTCAATCGCATTGAAGTAATCCAAATCAACATCATCTGTGATATGACCGTTCAATCCTGAATCAGAAAAGTTAGCAGCTTCGGTATCTCCGAACCATGCGATGCGATAAATAGACTGAACAAGTCCATCAACTACACGCTCAATCAGGAAGTCTGCAAAGTCAGTCCCGGTTAAATCAGGAGCCTGAATATTGTTTTTCAAACCCCATACATAGAACTTTTCTAACAGGTTTTTCCAGCATTCAACAAAACGATCCTCAATCCAATTCGGCTCATAGAACTTCTGAATTGAATCAATAGTTTCAGTTGAAGCAATCGGAGCGCACTGAGTTGTAGTTTTAGTTTTACCAACTAATCCCAAAAGCCCAAGTACTACAACTTGCTGCTTTGCTTTTACGCCCGGAATAATTGTTAAAATTTCATTCAATGCAGGATTCTGAAACGTGGTAGTCCAGAAAGCCTCTGAAAATTGCATTACCTGCTTTCCGCAGAAATCTACCGGGGTTAACGGTATGGTAGGGGTTGGAAGTGCCATATCTTAATTTTTTTAAATGGTTATTTCTTTTTGTTTTTACGTGCTTCTGCCCTTGCTGCTCTTGCCTCAGGTGACATATCAAGAACCTTATCCTCTGCCTCAGCCTTTGGCTTACTGAAATCAGTTGCCCTTGCAGCCGGAACGTACTTTGATTTTAAATTCTTGATTTCTGTTAAAGCTGTATTAGCAGTTTCAAGTGCCTGATTTGCTTTGTTTAAAGCCTCTTTTAATTGGAGGTTTTCGGCCTGTAATTCAGTTACATCTACTGCATCCTCCTGTTCCATAGCTTCAGCAATTGCAGTAACTTTACCATCCATTACGGTAATTGTTCTGCCATCCATTAGCGTATGATCTCCATCGCCTGCCGGAGTAGTTTTTGCTTCATCTGTAAATACTGCCGTACCGATTGCAAGTTCACCATCAAAATAAATATATGATTCATTTTCAAGTTGAACAGAGGCATTGACTGGCTCTTCTTCTACGGTTTCAACTTGCTCATTTTTAAATATTTTAGGCAGGTCATTTTTAAACCAATTGCCTAAATCAGTTAAAAGCGTATTTGTTTTTTCAGAGGTTTCATTAACCTTTTTAAGGCTTTCTTGAACGTTCATAGTTGGTTGTTTTTTGATGTTTACGTTGGCGTATGCTCTTACTTTAACATCCGCGTTTTTGAAAATATGATTAAAGGCATTTTCTGCCATTGTAACCTTAGAAATAGTTTGATCTAATGAATCTGCAAACCCTAAAGCAATCGCTTCATCAGGCGTTATGTATGTTTCTGCATTGATCATTGAATCAATAGTTGCTTTGTCAAGTCCAGTCCGTGAAGTATAGATTGAATTTAAAACCGCCTGAATCTGATCTAAAGCAGTTGCTTCACGCTTTAAGTCCTCGGCATTCATTGAACCATACCAAAATGGGTCTACTGTTGGCTTGTGAATCATTAACATTGATGCCTGGCAGATTATAACCTTTGCCCCTGCCATTGCAATAATAGAGGCTATGCTTGCTGCTAATCCATCAATACGAACTGTTACATTACCTTTATGATTTTTCAGAGCGTTATAAATAGCCCATCCGTCAAACACATAACCACCGCAAGAATTGATCTTAACTAAAATCTCTTCATCTTCTGGAGTAGATTCAATTAATGGAACGACAACCGAGGCAGATAGATTACCTTGCCCGATATAATAAAATTGCTCATACGATCCCAACCAATCATCGTTAATCGTTTCGGTGTAATCATATAATTTTAGTTCCATGTTGTAAATTTCAAATAATAGAATTACCTTTAGTTGTAAAGAGAATTGCAAATTTGAAATACGAACTATTGAGCAGACTTGAAATGTCTGGAGATTTAAAGGAATTGATAAAAACAGGATGCTGCAATATCCTTATTTGTAGGGATTTGGAATTATACAGATATGTAGATGCAAGAATACAAACAGGCTCAAAGAAAATGGAGGCTGTTCTTGATGCAGAAATTCAATTCAAAGTTTGTGAGAAAACAGTTTATAATATTTTAAATACGTTTAAGTAATGATGATACCAGTAGAAAGACTACAAAATATGATTAATAATCTACCAGATCCAGAAAGATATTGGCATGACGAATATAAATTTCCTATTCATTCAGAATCATTATTAATTACATACGACAGTAATCCGCCAATAGCAACCGAACAAAAATATATTGTATTTAAAAAGAAATTGAGCCACTATGGTTATATTTGGGTATTAGATATTATCGATAGATAAACTTCCTATCCGTAAAAATATAGTTATAGAATGAATGATCCCGTTCAATAGGTCGCCTTACATAAACATTGACCGGGCAAGTATCGAGCATATCCAGAATATAAAGTATTGAAGTACTGACCGTATGAATCTCTTCAGCGTTCTCAAATACTTTTGCCCAATCAAATAAACTGAAACCAGGTATCTCTTTCATCTCAATTCCATCTATCTGAATATCTATCTTACGGCTTGAATTTGATAGGAAAGTGAGATTCTTTAAAATATATTCTTTTGGCTTTAAGTTCAGCAGTTTGAATAGCTGATTTTCCTTTTCATAATCACGCTTCCACATTGCATCACGCTTCCAGTTCTGAAAAGGCATTCTATACATATCGTATTTAGCTTTCATTACGTGACGATACGGAACCTTTAAGATCTGATCAGACCAT